ATTGAAATTGAATCACTTGAAAACGCTATTATTTCAGCGTATCTTCTATAAATGTTTTGGTCATGAAATTTTAAACTTACCATAGTTTTAATAAAGGTTTAAAGATTACCAGTAACTTTTAGTAATAAAAAAAACGCCTTTAAACTTTCGGGGTGCAGCCCTACTCATCTAAAGACGTTATAATAATTTCTCTTACTGTTCCTGCACGAACGTGTACAAATATAACAATTATTTATATAATTTATCAGTTAATCTAAAATTTTTACTTTTTTCAATCATTTCTTCTTCGGTCATGTAGCTTTCATCTTTATATCCAAGCTTTACTTTTTGGTTTACTTTACGCTCTTTTAGGATAATTTCTTTTGACTGCTCAAATGCTTTTGTAACTTTCATATTAAACCTCTTTCAATCATCCAACGGTCTAAACCTATAACGCAATCAAATATACTGTTAGCACGTTGCAATAGGCTCTTTGTCATTGCTTTTATATCTTCAGGGTCTTCCGATACATAGTAACCATTCTTTGAGCTTAGAATAGGTATAATAGAGTTCACTCTGTAATAGTTGACTATCTTTCTAAGCCTTGCTTCGTCAAACTTAAATGACAGCTTGTAAGTATTTCTTACACCTTCGACAATATCTCTTGCTTTAACCGGATTGTCTTTTGTTTTTCGACCAAAGTGTTTGATTAGGTCGTGAGCTAATTTGATTTCTTCTTGTGTTAATTCGCTCGTAAATTCTTCGTGTCCTAAAATCATAATCTTTTAAATAATTTGTTTTCTAATAATACGGTTGCTTTAAATTCATTCATTGAAATGTCGTCCTCTTTGCAGAACCTCCAATCAATCATTGCAAGCTTTTCAATTTCTTTTTTTAACTCTTTGTTAAACCCTTCCAAGGCATTCATTATCTTTTTTTCGGCTACCACTACATCTGCGTGCGTTCTGCGTTGGAATATCTCCTGTACCTTCATTTGAGTATAACCGCATAACCTATACCATACCATCCCTATATTTCGCCAATAAACAACTTCCGCTAATCGAGTTGATGAGTATAATGTTTCAGTGTCAATAGGGCAAACCTCCCAAAATGTGTTTATAGATTTTTTTTCTATTCCTAACTGTTGCTCAATCTTCTTAATCATAAAAACATATTTAATTGTGATGCGTGATTTTTTATTCGTTCTATTGCCTTATCAAAGTATTCCTTATCTAATTCGCAAGCTGTTAAGTCAAACCCATAATCGTGGCACGCTATCGCAATACTACCACTACCTAAATGTGTATCGAGTATTTTATCCCCTTGCTTTGCGTATTTGTCTAATATCCATTTGTAAAGTGCAACAGGCTTTTGTGTTGGGTGTATTCTATTTTGTTGGCTTGGGTGTTTATCAAATTTTTTAGCACTTGAATTAAAAGAAGTCCACGCTAATTCAAATTGTGCAAAAGTAACATCTTCAGAAAATCCTTTATCCCATAACAACCAACAAGAAGAAGGTTCTAAAAATTCAGTCATGTAATTACCTCCCCACACAATTTGATTTTTTGACACTCTTTTTAATTCTTTAAAATATTCTTTATTAGGTATTGAATCATCATTTCCTGCAAATTTATGATAATCGCTTTTTTTATCTCCTTTTCTTCTACCCATTGAAACATTTATATTTATCCCATAAGGCGGGTCAACTATTGCCAAATCAAAATAATTATCAGGATAACGAGCCATCAACTCCATATTGCACTCGTTTGTTATTGTTATTTTATCTGTTACTTTCATTCCGTCCAGTATTTTGGTTTTTCAAATAGTTTTGAGGCTTTCTTAAGCCTTTTATTTAAGTTTTGGGTATATTCTATCTCTCGCTCTATTTTATAGCATACAAACGCTATTATAGGCGAAATAAATAATAATGTAAAAAATAAAGTTTCCATAGGTTATTGGTTTAGTAATTGTAATGCGTTATTTATATCGTTTAAGCGTTTCTCCCGCTCTTTCTTTGCTTCGGGATATGTTTGTATGTCCCATTCATTTAAACACTTTAAAAGCAAAGTTTTTTCTTTCTCTAATATTTCAACTGCGTAACTCATAAATTTGATATTATATCTTTTCTAAATCCCATTATTGCGAGGGCGTGTTTCCAATCTTCGCCCGCTACCATTTGAGTATTTAAAATCAACTCATCTGTTAAAACTGATACGGGTAAATTGTTAGTGATTTCACTTAAGTATTCGTAATACTTTTCTGATTGTTGTTTAGCTGTTTCCATGTTTTAAATTTTAATGTGCGTTACCAAGTCGCACCCCTTGTTTTATTATTTAATAGTCCATCTATTTCCTAACTCACTATTTTGGCTTATAGATTCGATTGTTCTTAAATCTAAATTCATAACGTTTACCCATTCGCCAAATCTGTCAGTATAAGAATCTAAAATAACAAATTCTAAATCTACATTTGCCATGTCATTGTATACTGCGATAGTTCCAATTTTTAAATCTTTAAAAGTTTTCATTTTGTTTCGTTTTAATTATAGAACAAATATAGAACTTTATTTTTAATCAACAATACTTTTCAACAAAAAAAAATTATTTTATTTTAGGATATAAAAAAAGTAGGCTATTAACCTACTCTAAAACAATGTTTTTATAATTAAAATTCATTTACACAAAGTAACGTTGTTAATCCATTTCTTTCAAAACTTCCGATTGTTTGGTAATACTTTTCCATGTTATTACAGATAAAGCAACCAGCTGACCACTCGCCGATTTGTGTTTTTGTGACTTTTGACAAAACATTATAGTCCATACCGTGAAAGTTAATACCAAATAGACCTTTTATAGGTTTTCCTATTTCTTCACTTTTACCGTCTTTATCTCCATCTCTGAATACAATAATAGGATTAACCTGTCTTAACGCTCTCATACGTCCCATATGTAGTCCGTATTGCCACACGTCATGATACCATTCATCAGCTTTAACAACTGCTGCACCTACTTTATTGTATTTAAGAAAACCACCTTTTAAAACAGGTGTGCCAGGATTAGTTGACCCTGTTAGCATTGTAATGAATTTTTCATCTTCAAAAATATAATGCTTATCGTCTGGAGTGTTTTCAGCATCTTCATTTGATCTAACACTATAAATCCATTTGTTTTTAGGAAATCCTTTAAAACCATTAATTGTTTTAGCATGGTTTAGTAGTTCCGTATTTGTATAGTTCTTAACGTTGGTCATCGACTGTAAGTTGAGATAAAACACCAGCCACCGACCCAACAGCTACCATATAACCGCCTACTAATGTAAGCCCAAAAGGTGGTGCAACGAATATTGCTCCTAACCCTCCGATAACTATTCCTACTGATTGCACTTTTTTCCAAAAGTTTGGTGTTGGTGCATTCCATCTATTTTTTAAATTCTTCAAAACTTCCATCTGTAAATTTTATTAAATAATTACTTGAATCGTGCCAAATTGTGGCTACTATCTTACCATTTAGTTGTTGCCCTTCGTAGTATTTACGCTTCATATGTTGTTGTTACCGTAAACTCTGAAGGCTCACCTAACACTGCTTCCAATCCATCTACATATTGAATATAGTAAAATCCGTCTATTTGAGAATATTCGTAATTAACCCAATATAGGGTACTCCCTTGAGGGCGTGGTAAGCCTTTATAACTTGCACATAATTGACGTGCATTAATAGCTTGTTGTTCTGTTGTGTATTTATATCCTAACATAATTAATAAATTGAAAATTGTGTATTAATAGCTGTTGAAATACCTGATCTGTTACTTGACTGGTCTGAATTCCAAATTATTAATTGACTTATACCACCATCATAATAACCATAATTACCACCTCCACTGGCAACACCTAAAAACATATCGTAAGTTGAATCATTTGTTGAAGGTGTATTTGTTAACGTGTTAAGATTTATCGAGCTTCCGTTGTTTACGTATAATTTACTTCTTAAAGATGCTGTTGCATTACCATTGTCCGTTTCATTATTTAATAAGTACAATGAATTAGTCGGAATAGGTGCTGTATTTGACGTATTAGCTACTGTACCCTGACCACTAACTCCGCTTGATGTAAAATTAGTTACGTTAGATGCACTATTTGTATACAATGAATAACCAATAGCTGCTGAAGAACCATAATTGTTAGCCAACAATATTTGTTGAGAAGCTATCCTATTATAAGCAACTACACTAATAAATGATTGACCTGTTTTATGTAAGAAAGATAAATAACCTGTACTTGCAGGTATTGACATAAAATCTGAAGCACCATCAAATAAAATTGTTGGTTTTCCATTCTTTGTATTCAATGTACCGCTTGATACTATTGCAGGTTGATAATCTGCTGTTGGTTGTGTCCAATTATAACCATTCCCACTTTGGTCATAGATAGTTTTCACATAGCCAAAATTAGCACCAACAAATGAAAGCAAAGAAGTTGTATCTAATTGATTATTTACAAATCCTATGTTTTGTTCTGCATTATCCGAACTCCTACGTACACGAATAGCATTACCACTATAAGCTGTTCTCAGTTTATCCAATGAATAAGCTGCGGTAGCCCCGCTATACGTGTCTAATAACAAAGGTACACTACCTCCGCTACTACTTACTATTCCGTGGTTTGCTAATATCATTTAAGTAAATTTTAAGTTTAATTATGTTTTCTTCCTTTGGTTTATATTCTTTTTTTTTCTTCATAAATACCAATTTGTTAAATAGTTATTATGCTGTGGATATACATCACCATTTTGATTAGCCGTATACTCAGGAAATAAACTATTATTTTTACAAATATAGTCCAAAAACCTTTGCGAGTAACTTTCAGCAATGCGTTTTTCCTTTTCGATTAAGTAGTCAACTTCCTCTTTCGATACGATTTCGCTGTTTTCTGATTGGTGCTTATATATCCCCTTATTTGAGATTGTGTAAGCGCAGAAAGGCAAATACTCAACCATTGTAAAATGTATCAACATTGGCTTTAAATACGAGCGTACAAGCGTTATGTAATTGCCCGAAAGCGTATTGTTGGTTATATCCGTTTTAATCTTATCCAATAGCCTTGTACCTGTGTATTGTTGAATCCAAATATTTTGGGCTATGAGTACAAATTGAATCACCTTATCAACGTCTGTATTTGCGTTTAAAGAAGTGTATTCTTGTAGGTCTTTTTTCGATATTAATAGTGCTTCAGCCATGTTTTATTTATTTAGGTAAAAATCCTTTATTCGGCATATCAATAGGTCTTGTATAAACTCGTTGATCGTTTGTTGGTGCTATTTCACCTAACTTTCTTGTTTGTGCAGGTGTAAACTTTTTAGCCAATGGTGAATTTACATCTGACTTTCTTAAATACGTTTCACGCACCCATTTATGATGGCAAGCTCCACCACCTTTGTATAACCAAATAGAATAATTGTCTGCTCCTTTAGGACCAAAACCAGCGTTTACAACTTCTGATTCCATTCTGATAATATCTTCTTTTCTATACACTTTATTTGCATCAGTCATTTTCTTGCAAAACAATCTTGATTTTTCCGAAGTGTCTCCAACATATCTGTATCTATGCTTAAATATTTCACCGTCTTGTAAGCTCTTTGTGTTAGGTCTTGCCGTACCTGTTTTAACTAAATTCAAAACCTTAGCCAATTTTGTAGGCTCGTTTAGTTTGCGAAGTTGTTCATCCAATTCATCTTCTAAATCATAATCTACTTCATGACTATCAATTAATACCCACTCATCTAAATCAATGTCCTCACCGTATTTCGCAACGTCCAATTCGTCTTGTGCGCTCATTTGCACTTCTTGAACGGGTTGTGGCTCATCACCTTGTAAAGGGTTCAAAGTTTTAAATTTAAGGTTAAGCGAAACACCATTAAACGAAAGTATCTTTTTAATCATTTCAACGATCATTTGTTGCTTAGGCTTAATCACCATGTTTTCAAACAACAATGCACCCGTTTTCATTTCATCAGCATTTGAGCTAAATCCTGTGGCAACCGATACCCCAAATAGTAAAGGAGTAGTAACGTTATGAGAGCGTAATATTTTAAAGGTAGCTTCATCACTTAAATATTGGTAATGGTCTGGAGCATCGTTTAATGGAATTGTATCAATTGTTGTTTTAGTAGACTCATTTTCGTTAAATGATATTACAACTTTCTTACCTTTTGACCCTGTTAATTTACCAATTACAGAAGCTGAAATTTCATCCTTTTGCTCGTCAGTTGGTTGTCCATTATTAAAGTTTACAATCGTCGTGGGAGCAAATGAGTTACTAACCTCATTTATAAGGTATTCAGCAATTTTCTCTTCAAGTAATGCGTAATCAATCCCACCTTGATAATCGACGTTTGAAAAGTATTTCATACCTGCACTATAAGGCGCTAAATACAAAATCTCAACTTCTTTTTTCGACGTTCCAAACGCAGGGAATGGTTTAGGGACATACTTCTTTGGGTCGCTCCAATTGTCAGAATAGAAATATCCTACGATGTCACCATCCTGGTTACACTTCTCAGGTCTTAACAACTGAATAGGTGTGTGAAAAGCTCGTGTAATAGCCTTATGTCCTTTGTCATAGTGTATCTGTAAGGCACATTGACCAAGTGCGTACAAATCAAAGATAATACGTCTTAAATCATCTTCTTTTAATATAGATAGTAACTGCGCCCACTCGTTTGGTTTCATTGCGCTATCCGTAGCCGTTAACCCTTGACCGTATATTAAACGACAAATGTTATTAATTACAGCGTTATTAGTCGCAGAATTGTTGTATCGTTCAATTAAGAACTGATAATAGTTGTTATCCTCTCCATATTCCACCCATTCATTTTTGTTATTCTCAACAATTACAGGAGCTGTGTAAGAAGATAGTTGTATAATATTATTCATAAATTATAAATTCGTTTGCTGTTACCGTTTGAGTAAAATTAGAGCTTGGATTGTTCGTACAAAATACACGCCCATAAAAGCGTATATCGTTTGTTTTTCCAATCTTGCAAATATACGTATGTCCTTCAATCAATCCAAATGTTGCCGTTGCCGTATGGTAATAGTCACCCGTTGCGTATGTAGTAATATTAAGCGTTGTGGTGACGTTTGTTTGTTCGTCGGTTAGAAATATCTTATCTGAGTTTCCCGTTCCTTCACGTGGGATAAAATACACCGTTTGTGGGTTTGTAGATGTCGTTAATACTATCATAATTATATAACTTTAAAATGCGTTTTTTGTTGCATAAAAAAAGGGTAGCGATTAAACTACCCTCTTATTTGTATTAACTATATTAACTTACAACTATTAAAGATTCTGTTTGACCTCCTGCAGGGTCGATGTCATAATAAAATGAATCAGTACCATTTAACACAAATTGCGACGGTAATAGCTCCTCCGCTTGGAAGGTCAATGAATAACCGCTAAAATCACCAAGCGCACCCCCTGAATTTATACTACCAGCTGTTAAATCGCAACCTCTTAAAAGTCCAACTAAAAAAAACTGCCCTTCGTTATTCTCTACCAATATTCTTGGTTTTGCATACGCTAAAGTTTTAACCGCTAAATGCGTAGCAGCGTCTTGTTTTTTTAGTTTAATAGTCAATGTTTGACGAAAAAAAGTAGTTCCGTTTTCACGTGATGAAACTATCTCTTGATCGTAAACATTTTCGTTTGATTTCAACTCAAATTTATAAAGTTTTTCTACAAAATTAACGTAGTCAATTATCTCTGAATAATCAGTGTCTACTGTGTAAATACCACTGCCTAAAGTTGTTTCTTTATAAATATATGAAGGTGTTATATCTTCATTGATGAAATAAACGTTTTTAAGCCCTGCAAGGCTATCCTTACAAGGCTCAACACGTCCATGAGTTATAGCGCAAGCCATGATTATGCAGTTACAATTGTAGCACCTGTGAAACAATCAGCAACGATAGAAGAAGAACTTGCTATATCCGTAAATGGTGCCGGTAAAGCCTCTTCTGCCGTAAATGTCAAACTGTAACCCGAAAAATCTGAAAGTGATCCACCAGAATTGATACTACCAGCCGTTAAATCAGCCCCTCTATACAATCCCATAACAAAGAATTGACCGTTGTTATTCTCTACTAATACGTGAGGTCGACCATAAGCCAAAAGCTTAACTTCTTTGTGCGTTGTTGCATCCTGTTTTTTCAACTTAATCGTTAACGTTTGTCTGAAGAAAGTTGTACCAGCTTCACGGCTCGATACGATTTCTTGGTCAAATACGTTTTCGTTTGATTTCAACTCATACTTGTATAAGTTGTCTACATTCGCAATTGCAGTTATTAAATCATTTGAAAAGGTTACATCTGCAGGCACTATTTGATAGTTAATGAAGTATACCGCCTTAAGTCCTCCGATAGCCTCTTTACAAGCCTCTGAACGTCCTATTGTTAAATTACAAGCCATTATTTTAAGTTTTTAAGGTTAAAAAAAAAGGGAGGGAAGTTTATACCCCCTCCCCGTTATAGGTTAATTAATTAATTAGTTAGCTGAGTTAGGAATATTGTATGTAACGATATCCGAAACTGAATGGTAATTTACAGCCATTCCCGCACGTAATACAAATCTTACATTCATGCTACCGTCGATGTCCGACATGTCCAATAACTTGATTTCATTTGTGTCATTTAATAAACCGCAACCGAAGAACAAGTTAGAAGTCTCAGCAGCGATAGCCGTGTTAGCAGCTAATCCATTTGCAACGAATAATGGAATACCATCGAAAGTTAAACCTTGACCGTTATACCATTGTGTACCTTTAGAATCAACACCAGCATTTGATGTAGCAGCAACTGAGAAACCACCTAAAGCTCTTACATAAGCCTTAGCAACTCCTTGAGGTATGTAGATTTTCAAATCAGGTGAACCGTATAATGCAGCAGGAATAGCGTCTACAATTTTACCTAATTCAGCGATTACAGTAGATGCAGCAGAAATAGCAGAAGATCCAGCAACCTCGTTTGCGGTTGGTAATGCAGCATCAGCAGCTAATAAAGTAGCAATACCATCAATTTGTCCTGTTGTACCATTAACACCTCTCCAAATAGAAACCTCAACAGATGAAGCAACTTTCTCAGTGATGTAAGCTAAGAAATAATCTACAAAAGATTTAGCTAAAACTTTATTAGCAGATAGTCCCATTTCTTCAGCTTCCCATGTAGCCAAAAAGTCTTTTTTACATAATTGTAAATTAACTTGGAACGGCTCTAATGTCAAACTTCTTTCAGAAAGTGTTACAGTAGATAGTGCAGTAAAATCACAAGTAGCATCTTTTAAAAGATCGTCAGTTGCAAGTTTATGCATTGTTGTTTTGTAAGCAATGTTTGGAACGATTGTCATCCCTCCATTTGCTAATGTGTTACCACTTAATAAAGCAGCTTTTACCCATAGCTTAGAATCCTGTCCAGCATATGAAGTCGTAATGTTTGCGGTTGTAGCCATTGTTTATTTATTTATTTGTTGTTATATACTTCTTCTAAAATTCTATCTCTTAATGATTTTGGCGCGTTAATTGCTAAATCAATTCTTTCAATCGGTTGTACATTCTCAGGATTGAATTGAATCGGTTTAGGCTCTGCGCTAAATTCGATAATGTCCGTAGGTTGTTCTTCAACTACTTCTGTAGTCATTGCTGACAATTTAGCTTCAAGTTCTGCTATCTTTGCCTCCATTTCCGCAAAGTGTTGTTCTGTAATTGTTACAACTTTCTTTGGTTGTTTAACTTCAACTTCAGGAGTTACATCAGCTTCAACAGGCATCTCTTCCTCTTCTGACTCTGCAGGCATCTCTTCGATTGAAGCAATCATTCCTTTTTCTTCAACCACTAACAAGCGACCATCTTCAAGCTCGTACTTTCCAACTTCCAATGGTACTGGATCGCCTTCAGGAACTACAATCATAACACTTGCACCAGGCTCGAATGAATCAGCTTCAATCACCGTGTTGCCGTCAACTAATTTCATTTGCTCTAACTTCACTTCCATTCCCAGGAATGTTTTGATAGTCTTCAACGCATCTTTTATTTCTTTATTCATAACGTTTTTCTTTAATAACTTTATTAACCTCTTTCTGTTGTAATTTCCCTTACTTGAATTGTATGGTTTACGTTACTTACTACTTGTTGCTCAGTGCTTCCAATACCTTGTGATTGACCGTCGCAACATTCTTTTGAATACGTGCCATCTTTACATTGGCAACCTTTTTTTCCTCCTTTTCTCATAACTTTTATTTGTTTATTCACACAAAATAGACCCTATTTCGTTTGTCTTTTGTTTAAAATCCTTATAATCAAAATCTAATTCGTTGTATTCTTTAACGTAATCAATACCAATGTAAGCAACAAAGTAACCGTCTTTAAAGTAAGGCGCAACACATAAAGATTTTATACCTTGTTTCTTTAAAGCTAACCTTGTGGATGTTTCTTGTAATTTATTAATGTCTGAATATTTACACTTATCTAACATTACTTGCTGTAAAAACAAAGGGAATAAGCTAACAGGTAACTTTTGCAAGTTTCTTGATTCGTAACTAACACCATTATTACATACTTCAAAGCTCATAGATGTATGGTTTCGGTGCGTGCCATCGTAGTACATTACATTGTTTGAAAACTGAAATACATAAGCTCTATCTGCGTTATATTGACACATCAAGTCGTTAAGCATTTGTTGAATCAAAACATTATTAGTGATGTCTTTTTTTACCTCATCAACTTTATGAACCTTGCTAATTACTACCGTAGTGACTAAAGACTTGTAATAAAAAAGAATGAGACCAAGCAAGATTATGATTAGCACTATTGTTTTCGTCTTTCTGATTTGCTCTAAAATGTTCTTAATCTCATTCATGATTTATTAACTTATAAAGTATAATTTTGTCGTATTTCTAAAGGAACATTTTCCATTGATTGAAATTTGTTAAATAACAATGGTGTTTGTTCTGTTATAAAATCACCTATAAAAGTTGGGTTTGGATCATCTGTATAAACATAACTATGTATGTAGTGATGTATCTCTTCATTAGGCATAACCATAACGTTATAACCTCCATCGCTTAACGAAATTGTTTGTGATGTTAATGTAAATGTTGCCATAATTATATTGAATAAACTCCCATTTGTAATAAATCAAATTGCCCTGAATTGGTTATACCTGTACCCATGCATCTACTCGCAAAGAAATTCAAACCTTGAGTTGATGCAGGCAAATTAGTGGTTAATGTTCCTGTTGCTGTTGCTCCTGTTTCTTTATTAATCACTCTATAATTAACGTTTGAACTTCCTGAAGCATTATATATCTCTATTGAATAAACAGTTGTTAAAGCGTTTGTATTATCTCTATTCGCAGGAAAAGAAGCACCTAAATCTACTTTTGTACACGTTCCTGTTCCATCGTTGTGAAATACTTGTAAATTAGTATCTGCAGAATCAGAACCAACACCAATGCAATTTATTAAAGTGTTTACAAGTACAGAATCACTATATGTTAAATCAGCTGTAGAACCTTGCAATCCGTAAAATTGACGGCATCCACTACCGTAAGCTGTGTCTGAAATATAAACATCACAAACATATCTAAAACCGCCACCAATATACCATAATAAAGCACTTCCACGTGTACCTGTGTATCTACCTGCAGAAACTACAGAAGCGTAATATCTTAACCTGATTTGTTTAGATGCGTAATTTGTAGATGCAACTGCTTGAGCCAGGTTACTTGCAGAAGTTGACATTGTTACACCTCCATAAGTTGTTACTGTAGTAGAGTTGTTTTGTAGTGTTATTCCTCTAAATGTTTCGTTTGGTTTTAATGTAGGTATTGAAGTGCCTAATATTTCTTCAATAGTCGCATTTTTCCAAAGTTGTGAAGCACTATCGTAATATAAAACATCATTATTAGCTTCTGCAGTTATAAGAACATTGTGTAACTCTTCTAATTCAAAACCATTTTGAACATGCACAAATATTTCACCATTACTTGAGTTTACTCGTGTAACTATTCCCATAAATACCATATGAGCAGGCGCAACAGGTTTATTAGCCACACCATACAGTAAATTGCCACTTGTACCAAGCCAAACTGGATCTCCAATTGTAGCAGTAGATGTATTTAAACCACTAAGTAAACCCTCTGTAATTATATTTACAATGTCGTTAGTAACTCCTGTTGCATCAATAAGCCCCATTGTTTTAGAACTCATTGAATCTGTAGTATTATCAGCTTTAGACACTAACATATTGGTACCATTTGCACCACTTACATATGCAGCTTGACCCTTTGTTATATTTTCAGCTAACTTAACAGAATGACTAAGTTTTGAAGCTGTATTTATAGACGTTGCACTAATATTTGTTATAAATCCGTTAAAGTTTGTATATACATCGCCAGTGTCTAAGTCTAAATAAAACTCACCCTCATAAATGTCTGTTGCGCTCCATGTACCGTCTCTATGGTCAGCGCTTGGAGGAATAGTTGGAACACCATTCCCTTTTTTTACTATTATTCTTTTTGTTATATCACTCATTGATTATCTTATCTGAATTTAAACTAATTCCTAAACCTCCTATTACTTTATAAACATCTTCATCAATGCTATTATTCCCACCAAACAAAATGCCTTCGTCTCCCATATCTAACATAGTACGAAAGTTTTCCAGACTTATTTTCTTTGGTATATCTGAATCGATTGGTTGTAAAAATAAAGAGTCACTATCCAATGCGGTAGTGACTTCTTTATATCTAATAAACGAAGGTATTAAGCTCATTACAATGCTAAATTACCAAACACATACGCCTCAGTAGCAGAAATAAATAGAATAGTAGCACTCGAATACTGAGTATTGATTTTCAATTTACCGCCGTCACTTCTTAATGTCACACCCGATCCAGCAATAGTAGTTTGACCTGCTCCGTATTGTGTAATTAATACTTGTTGACCAGCTGTGAATACTCCTGAAGGTACAGTTAAAGTGTTCGCCGTTGCTTTGTTCATTTCAACAACTTGTCCATTATCAGCAGCTACTAAAGTATAACTATCTGTTTTACGTGACAATGTTAGGTCGATGACCTTTTGTACCGTGTAAGTAGCCCAACTTGTACCATTCCATCTGTACGTAGTGTTGTTTTTAGTATTTGTAACTAATGTACCTACTGTTGCTACTGAGTTTTGTAATACATACGCCCAAAAATCACCATTCCATTCTACTACACCTCCTAAAGCGTCCGTGTATAAAAAACGGTCTCCTATGGTTGAGTAAGAAATAGGTAAAGAAGTTATCACATCTAAAACAGCGATTGCGTAATCTGTACCTACACCGACTTCTTTAATCACACCATCAGAATGGTATTTTAACTTACCATCTATGTAGTGAATAGTTCCGTTTTCTTTAACTATTCCTGTTTCGCTACTTAACACATCAGGCTGTACTTTCCATGTTGCGTTGTTAACTGTTTGCGTATTGTCTACTATTGTTACTCCCATTTTATATTGATTTTAAAAGTTCCTTAATTTCATTCACGATGTCCTCATGACTTTCAGCTTCCAATTGGTCTAAGCCGTCAAACTTCCCTTCGATGCTAAACCCTTTGAATTTACCGTCTTTGATTTGTTGCCAAACTTCTTCATTGTAAACCTTCATTTTAACAACCCACGACCCCTTAACCGCATTTAGATTGTACAAGTTAGACTTATCGAATTTCTCATCCTCAACAATCCAACTTTCGATTAAGCTAACACCTTCAACGCTGTGTTCATGGTCAACCGTTACGTTGTTATTGTAGTTCTTTTTAAGATACAATTCTTGAACCTTTGCAATCGTTTCTTCACTGAAAGAGATAGTAAATTCTTTATCTTGTATACGTCTGTAAATCTGTTTGTTAGGCACTAAAGCAAGTCCTACAACTTCACGTTTCTCATCGTTGGCAACCTTCAATTCCACGCTTATCTCACTTAAAAAAATAAAATCTTCTTGAATTGCAGGTTTATCTACTAATGAAATAGCAAAAACCCCTTGGTCGTCGTCTTTAATTGTTAGCTCTATGTTCTGCATATCTTTATAACTTAAATTTGATTAAAATGTTGCATTTCTTACTCTATTCCTATCTAACGCTTGTGCTGTTGATACTTCACCACTCACAACATAAGCTTTAACTGGTTGTTGTTGTAACGCTCCTAACTGCATTTGTGGTTGTGCTTGTATAATGTCAAAACTTGGAGTACGTGGCGCTGTTGCTGTTGGTGTATTGCCTCCTCCACTACTTGCTCCACCTTGGAATTGTGTGTTAGCAATTTTGGCGATATTCAAAGCTCCAATAGTACCTACCAAACCAGCTTCAACAAATTGCATACCTGTAGCTAATTTTATTGGATTACCCCCAGCAGTTAATGCAGCAGTTACACCTTGAGCAGTATTAACAATAGCTTGACCCAAACTTGCTGCTTTATTTATTTCAAATGCTTTTCTTTGGTCTTCTTCATTGCCTTGTGCAAATAAGTCTGCAACGCCTTGAATAACACTGAAGGCTTGACCTGCCATTCTTATTTTTTGTTCCTTTGCTTGTTGTTCAAGCTGCTCTTCTTTTTCTACTCTTATCTTTAAATCTTTTATATATTCCTCATTTGCCTCTTTGTTTATCTGTGCTAATTGTTCTCTTTTTCTAATTTCTTCACTTATAATATCATCAGCTGATTTAGTTTTAAGTGTGTTTATTTCTTCAAGTTTTTCACGCTCTTTTGCTTCCTTTTTTTCTTTAGCACCTTTTACAATTACTTCTTTTTCTTTTCTATTTTGCTCTGTTTGTTCAATTAATAAATCTTCATTGTTTCTTTTAATGCTATCTGTTAAGCCTTTAATTTCTTGAACAATTGCTTCACGTTTTTTTCTATTATTTTTTACAAGCTCATCATATTCCTCCCTTGATGAAGCCATAACTCCTAAATCAGCTTCACGTAATGCTTTCAGTCTTTTTCTAGCGGCTTCAATTTCAGAATAAATACTTGCGTTTGATTTTTTAGTGTTACTTTCTTTTATCTTAGCTAATTCATCATCTGATTTACCTAAAGCTCTCGCATATCTTAAACGAAAATCTAAATCTCTTTCAAGTTCTTTTCTGCTTTCTCTTATTTTAGATTGTTGTCTCTCTAAACTATCATTTAAATCTTCTTGTTTTCTTTGCGCTCTACCTGTCCAATCAGCCCATTCAATAATTTTTGGCAATAAAACAGCAATAGCAGTAACTATTAATCCTATCCCCGTCGCCATTATAGCCCCTCTAAGTGTTGCAAATGCAGCTACAACTTGGTTTTTTATTACCGAACCTAACTGAATAAATGAATCTTTTGCCTCTCCAATTGATTGTAACCCTTCTGCCAAAGCCATAGCGCTTTGAACCTTCAAAAGTTGTTCTTCTACTTCTTTACTCTCAACACCAATCAAACCTAAAGCACCTTGATAGGCAGCGAAACCACTCGCAACACCGCCCAATGTAGAAGACAACGCTTTGAATTTAGCATCAGGGTTAAACGCATCCGTTAACGCCTTTGCATCTTCAATTTGATCTTTTAATTCTGCTGCTCTTTTCGCTGCATTGGCTGCCTCTTTAGATGTTACACCAAACTGTTCCGACAACTTCGCTACTTCCGCTTGCGCCTCTCTAAGCTGTGATTTAAGCGAACCTAAATTATTCTTAACCTCTAACTCTATTATTTTCTTTTCTGCCATCTTTCAGCTTGTTTTAATAATAACTCTCTTTTAGCTTGTTTGTAGCTTTCGCGAATAGAATTAGTAAGTTTATATTTGCCCTTAGCGATGTCGATAATCTCGCTTTGTCCGTAGAAGTCGTTTGACTTCAATAGTTGAATAATTGTATTAAGCATCTTGGTAAATTGTTAAATAAGATTCTCCGTCTCTTGTTATTGGCCATTCAACTAAGTTTCCTGTTGTGTTTGCAGGTATAGTAATGATTGCTAAAACATCAATGTCAGTTGTTATTGTTTGCGTTATTAACCCTAAAGTTGGATGTACAGTTTGATATTCAAAAACTTGTTCGCCTTGAGGAATAAATGGAACTTGCACTGTGCTTTGTGTAGCAGGTTGTACAGGAATATTAACGTTTGCAATTTGTCTAAAATCATTTATCAACGCTAAATCTACATCTCCTGTAGTTAGGTTAACCTTCATTTCATTTATGATATAACGTTTATCTCTAATTATTAACCTATCATTTAGCTTTAAAGAAGTAAGTAATGAAATAGGGAATAACGCTTTAACGTTGGTTATTCTGTTTTTAGGGTTAAATAGATTTTGTAAATAGCTTCCGTAATATTGTGAGTACAAACTATTGTTAATTGTCACACCATTAAAAGCACTTGGCTCAGTTGAAAAGTGATTAGAATAAACCGCATTGTTGTATGTTATCTGATTGCACAATGGTCTGTAAGCTGTTATTAAATTAGTAGCTGACCCATCGTTAAAATAAAATGAAGTTGTCTGATAAGTATCTATGTAAAGTAAAATAGGTTTATTATCGTAGTTTTCAGTTGCAGTATCTTCATTTAATAAATATGCTCTCGGTGGCTCGTCAATGTTGTTTGTATCTTCTTTAGTAAAGTATATATTTTCAAAAGGTACTTCAACCTTGTATTCATCTCCATCGTAATTTGCAAATGATTCTTTAACATCTCCAAATTCTCTCGTTGCGTTTGTAGTTTCGTTAAAATATCTTTCGTTTAAATAACTTTCTGACTTTTCGTAATTAAATGATATTTCTTTGTAAAGTTTGTGGCGTTCGATTGTTATCTCATCCGTGTCAACATATTTAGTTATGTCTATTACTGCTCCTTTAGTATACCAATCATCTAAAGGCTCAACCTGGAAGTTGTCTACAGAAGTAGCGTAACATGTTAGATTAAACATTTTAAATATACCACTTACAAAGTCACTAATCTTTATATTAGGTGCGTAAATCGAAGGGTCAACATAAGGGCTTGTAAAAGTAACCGCTCCACTACTTGCTGTGTTTGTTATATATGGCGAAACTTCAAAACCTCCATTCCATGTATTTTGATAATATTGATAATTAAAAGCAAATATTATGGTTGCTGTTCCTGCTGTTGATGCTCTTGCTTTTAATTCCAATTTGAATCCTGTAAATAATACAGCGTTAAAATAAACACTCACATATCCAGACGTTGTTATTTCAGTTGTTTTTATGAGTTTACCGTCTAATATTGCGTCAATAAAAATCCTAATTCCAACTGTTGCACTTGTAAAATATGCTGAAACTTTTAAATTTTGAGTTCGCGTAACTTCCGCATATTGTGGTATTTGTAGTATATTATTAGTTCCTGTTACACTATTAAAAGTTAAATTTTCAGTATTACTATAGGCTAAAAAGTCTTTTGAATTTTTTAACCATAAAAATAACTCAGTAAACAATGATTGATTAAAAAAATTTGAATTAAATGATACTCCGAAATCGTTTTGTATTGCTTCAAAAATACGCTTCACTTTTAACGCAGGGAACAATTCATTGTAAACAATCGCTCCAGCAGTTGTATCTATGCATGTACTCGTTCCTAAACCATATGTCCAATGCCTTTTTGATGTGATTAAAGGGAACTTTATATCCTGACTACTCGCATTTAATAAACGTGCCTTTACACCTGTCCCGCTGTAACTCATCCCATATGAACGTAAATCTAAATCCTTTAAGGTCTTATCACCAAACTTATCCTTTAAGCTCGTTAAATCGCCGTAAAACGTAACAGAATAGCTCTCTACACGTCCTTTTACTACGTTTGAACTTTCGATTGATATTTTCCCACTACGAAATGGAATCGTGCCTATCTCGATAAATGCGTTTCTTCTTATGTTAGGGTTATTATTTGCATCTACATCTACGTCTGTTTGATAAAAATGATTAAACAATCTGTTGTTATGTGGTGATGCAGGAATAGTGAATGACTGAGTAAAGTCAGTATATACCTTTGCTAAATCTTGAATGTTTTGAATTGAACTATTTATTTGTATCTCTTCATCATTAAACAACTCTATTTTCTCATAGTTATCAGTTGTAACCTCAATATATATATCTACCTTTCTCATTATACTATATTGTTTACTAAGTCATACGCAAATTCAAACTCTAAACTATAATTTATTTGTTTAGTATTAATAGACTTGTTTAATTCAATTGATTTAGTTTTAAGTATAGCAGGTTTCTCATCAACTAACACCTTTTCACTTAACATTAATTGCTTTAAGTTGTCTTTAAAATCCTCTTCAACCCATCCACTATTGACCTTGATAGTTTGCGTTCCGTTTTGATTGTACGTAGTTCTTTGCCCACCTGTTAAGCTATAATTGTACGGTTGCATTAAGTTGTAATCTTTGTTAGTCACCTCGATATTATCAGTTGACGCTTTAAAGAAAAACTCTCTTTGAAACGCTCCGTATTTATTTATGAAGTCAACCTTTACGGGTGTGTATAAACATTCCTCAACAGGCTTAAAAGTCCATGTAGCTTGCATTACGCTTGAACTATTTAAAACCTCAACTGTATATTCTTTTGTAAATTCTGAATTATAGCAACGTGGTACGTAATACCAACCTAAAGATAAAGATGAACTTAAATAAACAATAGCATCTGTTTGATTAGTCCATCTAATCTTATCGTTTGCTGCAGCGTAAACCAATATAAATCCAGCATTACTTCCACTATGATAATAATAAGTTTTTTGGTCTAACAAGTAATTGCCACCGCTATAATTCACACCATTTGCAAATTCTGTATAACCATCCGTTGCAATGTAGTCTGTACTATCAATCAATGACTCAGTTAATCCAACGGTCTTGTATCTCTTTACTCTTACATTTACCTTTTGAACACTACCATAAGAACTTGTTAACGTTGTAATGTTTGAATATATTGAATGGTCAAAGTATTCACGTATGTAAGGTGCAATGTCGTAATATGTAGCAGGAGCGTTTGATGCAGGAATTGCTTTACTTAAGTTATATTGTGGCGTAGCACTAAACGTTGTAGCACTTATAAATAATTCTATTCGTGTACTAACTTGGCTTGTTTCGTTAATTGTAATAATATACGGTGACCTTGCTCTTATCATTTCGGTTGTTTAATTGAGTAGTTAAATATTTTCTCTAAATCTATTTTTAAGTCGTTGACTAATTCCTGTGGTAAACGTTTGTACGCTTGTTCAAATGGCTTAGTGAAAAATAAAGTTGGACGTAACCCTTTAGCATAAATTGATTTTGTAATTATCCACGCTGTTTGTTCATACGATAAGAATTTACCTGTTGACTTCTTTGTTTCGGGGTCACGTTGTCTAAACTGAAATTTACGTGCTTTAACCCATCTTTGTATTCCTTCGGTCAATCCTCCCTTCTTACCTTTGCCACTTCCAAACTTATACGGTGAGTTAGGGGCTTTTGCACTTGAACGTTTACCTTTTACCCCTTTATCCTGATAGTTTCCATACTCCTCCATCTCAAAGCTTAACGAATACCCTTTTGCATATACCTTCGCTTGACCTTTTAATGAGTTGTATAACTTTCTTGTGTTGTTATGTGATCCAAAAGGCGCACGTCCCTTCGTTAAATTGGTGCGAGCTTGTTTAATTACATAAGTTTTAAACTTATCTAAAGCATCCTGTAAGCCTGATTCCCTTAAATCACTTAACATATAGTCATTTCGTTTGGTGCTAATATGTCAAAGGTCATGGTCCAACCAGCAACAGCATCGGTAAATCGGTCCACAAAAGGCTCACAACTTGCCGTATCATCTAAAACTTCGTAACCTAAATCGTAAATATCCCCTCTTCTTACTCGTTCAAATATCCTGTTCAATATGCTTAACGTTGTGTTTAGAACGTCATCTTCATTGTCATTGCCCTTAAATATATCCGTTACATCGTCTTTGCTTATGTCTACTATTGACATCATAACTAATGATATGTTATACACCGTTGTATTGCCTCTAAACGCTACATCGTTGAATATAATGTGACACAATGGGTACATGTCTTGCTTTGCATTCGTGATTTTATCCAAACTTCCCTTAGTTACTCGATTCACTAAAGGGTCAGCAAGTATGCTATCGTGTAATAAAGTTGATAAATTATAATAGTTTTTCATGAGACTTCTTTAATTGATTAACTTCAATCTTTGATTTTTGTTGTTCGAACGTTAAGAAAGTTAAACATTGATGAAGTCCCAACGCTGTAACTTCGTCAAATCTTCTAATGTCTCCTTGAGCAACATGATAGATTGAGCTATACCATCCCCATTGTTTTGAGAATTGAACATTTTCGCTATACGGGTTTTGTTCTTCATTGTCTCCAAAGAGTGCAGCGTACTGCTTATTAATTCTATTCCTAAAGTCCAAAAAAAAACCGAAGCGGGTAGCACAACGTCCAAAGGTGCGTATTTTAAGACCTCTGAATAACTTAAATCACCTCTGTAAGGTTCTATTTCATATTTTCCCTTAACGTCCTTTACAATCGGTCTGTACATTACTGCAAGCGCTTTATGTATGTTTTGAAAATCTCCTATGTTAGCCTCTATGTCGATATACTCACCCCAACTTATTTCTTCAAGATCAGGAATAAATCCAAACTCTACACCATTCAATTTAAACCTATGTTTGAAGTCTGTTTTCTCGTTAAAGATTTTATTGAAGTGTTGCACCAATTCGATAACAGTTGACGCTTTCATTTTAACAACTTCTTTGAGTTCTAAGCCGCAAAAGATTTCAATCATTTTTTGAAACACAAACTCTTTATCGTCCGAGTTGTTCAAAGTTAGCATGTACTTTTGATACCTATCTAAACTGATCTCGGATAGGTTAGAAGGTATTTCAATTTCAATCTTCATTGTTAAATGTTTCATTGTAGTATTCCTTGAATGCTGTATTCTCTTCATAACATGTTAAGTTAGGTCTGTCAGCATTATACGCATCATTTAGCTGTTGCTTTTCCATTTCTTTGGCTTTTTTAATTATATAGTCAGGAATTGCAATTTTTTCTTTTGCCAATAATTCAATTAACCATTCTACTGCTGTCATTTTATTTTCAATCTTCATAAGTGCTTTCTATTGTAACATTATACCCTAACTTTTCAAGTATGCCTTGAACTATTGTTTCAGTGTCTGTATTTCCAAAATCAAGTTCTTCACCGTTTACGGATGTTTTTATAAAATCACTTTGGCAACACCCATCACCACAATAAGCACCGTAATGTTTAAATGTTATTTTTACTTGCATTTTTTTTAATAATAAAATTAATAATATTACAAATACAGGAGTTAGTAGCAAAAACCATAAGTTAATACTAAAACTAATAATAAATAAAATTGTAATTACATACGCTGCATAATCTCTCATCGTTTTGTTATCTCACTTGTAATACTTTCGCCTTAACACCCTTCCAATACTTCAACGTTGCTTCAGCTTTAGCTACTTCGTTATCTATTGACTCCACACATGGAAATTTCCAATCGTTACCATGTTCATTCTTATAAGCCTCAGCTACTTTTACTGCGCTTTCGTTAATCATTTGTCTTAATGACTTTGGTTTATCTAATTCCATCTAATTCTTCTTTTAATTGTTCAATTCTATTATTCAAATGTTCTATTTCTTCTAATATTACTTCGTTTTTAGTTAGAAATTTTACCCCTAACATTTCGCTATCAACATGTGTAAATCCTTTTTCTTTTTTAATACTTAAATGAATAATTAATTCGTCAATGTTTTTAACTAAAGTTTTGTATTGACACATATCACCTTCAAAAACATCCCATTTAAATGTTGTGTCTTTTTCTCTTAATAATCTACTACCTGATTCCATATTTTCCTCTATTTGGGTTTGCTAATTGGTAACTAACTGCATATCGTAAAGCATCTAATCCATGATTGAACTTATCAATCGGTGTCTCTGATTTCTTTTCAAGCCAACAGTAGTTGTTTAATTCTTTTATCAAATCTACGGAATTTTCGTCAATAATAAGGTCGTAGTCTTGTAATAAACTTATCCCATATTTTACTGAGTCAGCTCCCTTGATTGTCGGCACTATATTTAAACCATGCGCTTTTAATTCTGTTATTAGCCTTGGCTCTGCGTTATCTGCTACGATTAAATTATTACCAGCAAATTGTTTATTTAATTGCGCTAATTGTGATGTAGTCAACCCTGTTTGATAAATATGCAATCTAACATAAATTATCTTTCTTGTTTTGTCTATTGACGTTTCAATTAATGTAGATGGGTCTGTACTGAATCCGTAATCCTGACCAAACACCGAACCATTATCATTATTAAACTTGCCTATATTCCAATTAGTAAATATAACACCTTCGGCTTTATCTAACCATCCCCCAAGTATTGTGTGTTTATATTTATCAGGACGTCGTTCTTTTATCGTTTTTATTTGATTTAAGAAACTTTCAGAAAGGTTGTCTATGTTATCCTGATAAGTTGTATGTATGTACGTTGTATCACCTTTAATTGTATTGACTCCAGCTTCAACTCCTCTACTCTCAAAAAACTTTTGATAAATAAAATGTTCTTTTGTTGCAGGGTTAAGAATTAATATAACTCTGTTTTGAATGTCTTTATGTCGAATAGAATAATCGATCTTATCAAAGGTATCTTCATCGGTTAGCTCTTCAGCTTCATCTAACACCCATGTAGTAACACCAGCCAATGATTTTAAGTTTGCTGTTTGTGTTCCTGAACTTGTTTTGATTCCTTTGAATAAAATCTTACTTCCTGTTCTTAGGTTTATTATTTCATCCTTGGTAATGTGAAAGTCTGAATGTTTATCTAATAAATCAATCTTATCAATAAATTCAGGTATAATAGAGACGTGAGCAGAAGTAAGAGTGTACCTTGTAAATAATATAACATGGTTCGTTTCATATGTAAGTAAAAGTAAAAGCAAATTAATAGAATATGACTTACCACTACCGCGGCCACCTGTAACAATAAAGTATCTGCTATCATTACCGAATGCTTTATATTTCGGATTTAGGACTACCAAAGCTTATTATTTCTTTTAAACTCATTCCTGTTACGTTAACATCTTGCTCTACTCTTTCTTTTGCTTTACCAAACAAATGCTCGGAAATAAATATTTTACCACGTTCAAACGTTAACAAATCTTTTGCTAATTCAATACGTGCTTCATCATCTGTATTAACTGACTTTATTTGTTTTATAGCAGCTAAGAATATGTTATTTGTTTTCTGTTCGTCTGCTACAGGTTTTCTACCTGCTCCTGGTATTGCTCCTCCTTTGCCTGCCATCGAAAAAAGTTTTGATTATTCGATTATCTTAATATCTTGTTGGTACTCGTTATAAACCATCTTAATCTTTCTTAGCATATCGTTCAAACAACTTGCGCATGAGGTTGGTTGCTCGTTTGTTTTGAACACTCTATTGTATACCTTTAGGAATTCTATCTGGTCACTTGGTCTTACTTTTACTTGCATGTTAGGTAGTAAGTTCGTTAAAGTGTTGTATTCATCCTCCTTCAAACACTCAGGCACTTTGTAAGGGAATAGCTTGTTAAGTTTCTCTTTACGTTTATCGCATCCGCAGTCCTCTCCTGCAATGAAGTGAACTAATTTATCAACTCCTGTTGCTTCGGTAAACTTTGCTACAGTATCTCCAAAACCTCTTGATGTTCTTTTTGCCATTTTTTTAGTTTTTGTTTACATTTTTTAATCGTGTGAAATATCGAAGTCAAACTTATTTTCGTTTCAGCTTCAAGTTCACGCATACTTTTACCACTTCGCAAATATAATAAAAATAATTGTTGGTCGAACCATTCCCAGTTCTGCATTTCTTTTTCGATACTTTGTTGGATTCGTTCCTTTTCGAGTTCCTTGCTTAAATCATCGTCAAAGCTTATGGTTAATAACTCGTCAATGTTTAATGTTTGAACTTTCTTTTTGTGGGTGTCGTAATATAGGTTACGTAATACCATCCAGCAATAGTTAAAGTTAGGTTTATCGCCTTCTATTACCGTTGTTATGTTATTCTTGTAAACTTTTATATAAAAGTCTTGAACTATATCTTCGGGATATTCGCATAAACCAAAGGATTTAACCATCTTTTGGAATTCTTTATCGTGCTTTGCGAGTATGTTTAGAACGTTATTCACGGCTCAAATATAACAAAAAACCCTTACAACAATCGCTGCAAGGGTCTTTTTTTAACTAAAACATGAAACCATCTGTACAAATATAATCATTTTATCCTAAATAAGCTCCTTCTTCTTCTTTTTCCTTCACGAAACTTCCATTTATTGTTTTGCCTTTACGGTTCTTTATAACTTCATAAGCTGTTTTCGTGCAATCTTCTAAATCAAATCCACATTGATGTGCTAATATCGTAAGGACAACAACACAATCACCAAGGGCATCTTTTATCTCTTCTTTGTTGCCGTCAATCATTGCTATGTATAACTCGTTACTTTCTTCTTGGAGCTTTGAATATTGTTTCCATTTGTTTACCGGTCGAAGTAGTTCACGTTCACGCGCCCAATTTAAAATTTTACCTTGTACATTAGTAGGCTTTATGCTCTTTAGTTTTTCCAAGTAAAGTGTAGCATCCATAAGCTCCTCTTGTAAGTGTTTTAAAAAATCGTCTTTATCGTTTTCGTGTAGAGTGATTCCGTACTTTTCAATACCTACACTTGACCTTTGGGAATACTTTTCTTTAACAGATTCGACAATCGGGTCAACTAATAGCTTGAAATAGTCATTTAGCTTTGTAACTTCAAATACTTGATAATACCCTTTGTCATTTACTATCGTGAATTTTGAATCCCCTAAATTATAATAGACTGCATATACTTTACCATAGGTTAGATTCTGAAAGTTCTTTTCAATGCACTTTATTTTCATCCCTTCTTTAAGCTCCACATTCATTGTTTACATGTTTTTTATGGTTTATAATCTTTTTGTTTTCTCGTTGTTTCCATCTACTGCAGAATAGTTCTTCATTCGACAAAGGCGCTATTTTAGTAACGCCTTGCCAAACTACTGTTAATCTATTCTTAATTAATTTTGCTTTGTTCATCAGAAAGGTAAATCATCTGTTTTAGCTACTTCAACTTTAGGCTCATCTTTTTCAGCAACCTTAATAGTACCATCAGTCCAATTCACTTTACCGTTTGCAATGTATTGCTTTGGTTGTTTCGCGTCACGTTCTTCTTTACTTTGACTATAAGCCATTGATACGTTGTTACCAAACTTTGTATCGTCATTGATGAAGATTTGAGTATCAAGGTACTTGTTTTCCTTTAATTTTGTTTTGTCGATTTTTGTTAAGTCAATGCTTAACGTGATAATTGCGCTCATATTACTTTACTAATTTAATTTCGTTTACTGCGTTTTCTAATTGGTTTATGATACTTGTATACTCTTCAGCTTCAACCGTATCTAATTGAGTTGTAAGTTGGTTAACAATACTATCCAACCAGGTTATTGTATTGTTCAATCGTTGTTTGTTTTCCTTAACAAAGATAACATTTCCCTGACAATCTTCCAATTTATGCAATGCCATTTGTAACAACAAACATGATTGAAAGATTCGATTTAGGTTTTCATATTGGTAATTCTTCATAACTCGTACACTTTTAATGATTGGTTAAATACTCCTTTATCTTTTACTTGCTTTAACATTTCTTCTACAACTTGACGTGTTTCTGCTTGTGCATCTGATTTCAATCTTTGCTTACATAGTCTTATGAATGCGTAAAGTGATCCCGTCCAAATCATCGTTGTGTTAAGATTCAAAGGTAGTATTGTACGTGCCTGTTCTTTGCTTACTCCTAAATCAATTAACTTCTTATAAGCATCTTGACAAAATTCTTTAACCTGGTATTCTATAATATTACAAGCTTCTTGACCATAAATGTCCAAAGGTTCTGCGCTCCCTTGTTTACTATCTTTGCTTTGTGTACGCCACTCGTTTATAAGCGTGTATGTGTCTGAAAAATCAACGTAGCGACCGCTTATCGAATTATACTCAACACCTGCCTGTGTTTTGATTAACTGCCTTTCGACATAGACAGGAATTTGTAAACGAAATGTTAATTTCGGATGACTGAATGGACTCCAATGGTTATGCTTTGCCAAATAGCTTAATAGCTTGTTGTTTTGTTCGTCGGTGTAATTATCTGAACTTTTATTATAACTAACTCGTGCAGCTAATGCTACCATAGCATCGTTTCCAAATGTATCTAATAATTCAATTTTCATAATGTTTTTAATTTATTTAGTCGTTTTTTGTATAAATAAGCATATTTAAATCTATCTAAACTGCTCTTAACAGTTGATAAACGCAACTTCGCAGACGTTTATCTTTGTGTTATAGGTCAGTTTGCTCAATGTTTCCGTTACAATCACGGCAAATCTTCCTATCTAAGTCATGATAAGGGTCTTTAGGCTTTGGTATTACACAATCGCAAACCGAACCTATAACACCAAATAAACGCAATAAATGTTCCTTTGCTTCATTGGTGGTCATGCTACCTTCTCTAAGGTCTGATGCTATACTTAAAATTTCTTCTTTCATATCATTTACTGCGTTTATTTGTCATCCGTTAGGCGCAATTAAGCGTCCAACAACTCCATTAAAGCCTCATTGACAGCTTCACGGTATGCTTGCATTATTTCGTTTCTACCCCAACCTGTTTTAGCTTGTAACTTCTCTGAGAAGATTTCTTCAATTCGTTTTAATATTTTCTTGTTCATAATTTAACTGCGCCTAACAGCGTGTTTATGCAAGCGGGCGGACAGCTTGCGGTTAATAATTAAGTTCGTGCTATGCCCGCCTGACATAAACACGCAAAACGTTATGGGCAATTTAAAAACCCACAGACAAAATCAGACCACCATTTAAAAGCATTATTTTTTACATCATCAACAGACTTACCTTCGACCATATAAGTGCCTCGATTAAAGCTCCAAAGTTTAGCTTCATAATATTTGTGCGGGTATGTTTGTTCTGTTATTTCGATACAAGCATTACCTACAGTATGAGGCATCGGAACATCAGCCCTTGACATTACTTTATAAATATCTCCAGACCTTTTTACGGGGCTATCAATCCAATTTAAAGACTTAACTAAACTGCCCATAACAGCAGTTTGGCAAGATACGGGGTTTTGTTTTTCTATTGACATATTCGTTTTTATTTAAAATTTGCACTTCGTTTGTGGCTTTTCGGGTAAAAGTCCCGCACCTCGCCAAGCTGCGAAACCGTTAGCATCAATTAACTACCACAAAATAAACACCCATCTTCATCATCATCTGCATCAGGATTGTTTTCAATTTCGGGATTAAGTTGTTTTTTTAACTCATAAATCTGCTGCATTACCTCACCATCTTCAAACAGATTACCCGTTAATTTAGCTTTTAAAGCTTCTATTTGTTCTTTGATTTCCATTTTATAAATCGTTAAATTGTTCAACTTTCACTCTAATAACACCTTGTTTAAGGTCTGCTATCTTTTTAAATGCACCTTCAGAAAGGTCAATCTTTTTACCTTTAAATACTCCTGTGTCATTCACTTTAACTACTACCGACTTACCGTTTAGCACGTTGGTTACTTCTAACATTGTACCCATTTTGTAATGATTTGAGGCGCATGTCAACTTGTTTTTATCAAACTTTTCACCCGATGCTGTTGTGCGACCGTGAAAAACACCCCCGTAAAATGTGGCCAAAAAAAATAATGTTTTCATCTTTTGTAATGTTTAATCGTTAATGCTATTATAATCACGCTGCAGGCGATCCAAATCATAAAACAAGCTGTCATTTGATTGATAGATTTATATTTTCTACTATTCTACAACATTCAACTTCTTCACCGCTTTCAATAGCTTTCTTTATCGCTACCTTATCAGCTGTTTCAGTTACTTTGATTGTCTTGAATGATTTGTGCAAGTCATTTATGTCACATTCAATTACCACTTGCTTAGACTTTCGTGTGCTTAGTTTGATAAATCCAGCGTCATAAGATCCAAATAGGTTTACTGCATTTAAAAGATTGTTTTTAAGTTTAGATACCAATGTATCATTTGACTTTTTTAATGCTTGTAAACGCTTTATTTCGTTGTCTATTCGTTCATTTAAGCTTTCACGCTGCTTAATAACTTCAACGTATGCTATTGACTTGACCTCTAACTCTGATTTGTTAATGGTTAAAGCTTGTTCTAACTCGGGAGTTAACACCCCTTCAGCTTGTTCTACCTGGCTTATTAGCTCTAAGTAGTCGTTGTTAATGTTGTATAGTGTTTTCATTTTCTTGTTGTTTTTGATTGTTATACCATTCTAAATATTCTAACTGCTGTTGTTCATCTAAGGGCAATTGCTCGCCCTCTTGATAATATTCATATACTCTACTCATAATCCTATATGTTGTCTGTAATCCATTTCATTCATATATTCATTGTCCATCATCATATCATAATGACTTTGAGCAATGTCTCCACGTAATGCGTGAGATTGTTTTTTTGGTTCTTGTTTTTTCCTCATTGATCTAATGATTAGTTTTAATGTATTTCTAAGGTGCTTTTCATCCATGTCATCAACATTAATTTTAACACCATTTGCCATAGTCCAATAAACTTTTTCCATGTTAATTAAGTATTTCTTTTATTTCAATTTCCTGTTGTGCTGTAAATGTGAATTGGTTTCTCGCTTTGTCAATAATTGACTTGTCATTTTGTAACCTTTCAATAAATGATTCGTACTGCTTTTCACTCATCAAAGGCTTTTGTTGTACACTTGCGCTATTACCATCGTCATCAATTACTTCCAAACTTAAAGCGCTTTGTAAACTATACCTACGATAGTACGTTATTTGAGACCCCCTCTGCTGTGGGTTTAGGTTACCGTCTAACTCAATAATAGATTCTATTTTATCCCCTGTTTCAACATCAATTATTTGAGTGATAACTTTGTTGTTAATGATAGGCTGTAATAATAATAAGCCGTTATCTAATAACACTGGCTCAACAACTTCTAACAACGCATTGATGTCAGCGTATGTGTTTTTGAAGTGTCCGTTTTTCATTGTCTTTTTTACCTTACTAAAATTCTTTTTGGCATTTAGTAGTTTTGCGTAGATGGTTTTCATGATATTTTATTTATAAATTCTAATTTTTCAACAACTCCTTCATAGATGATTCGTTCAATCTCGTTGGTTGCTTTGGCTTTTCTTTCCTTATACATTTCGATCATTTGCTCGATCAACTTGTCTTTGATGGTTTTCATATTTTATACTGATTTATATATTTCTAATAATTCAACAACTAATTCGTAAGCTTTATCTTCTTTCCTTTTAAAGATGTCTATAAGATTATCCATTAAATATTCCTTATACTTTATGTATTCTTCAGGATTGTTTCTTGTTGGTATGTCTTCAGGTTTCATAACATTTCTAATATTTGTTCATCACTTAAACCTTCTAACATTTCCAATGCTTTGTTAATGTAGAAAGGCTTTATTTCGCACTCGTTGTGCTTGTAGTCGTAGATTCGTCTGAATCTTTGTAACTGCTCGTTAGCATCAATCGTTATTCTAACTGATACGCTAATATTTTTCTTATCTGATTTCATTTTCACGGCTCCAAATTTTAGCTTGTTCTTCTTCTGTTAATTCCCCAATATTAATGTAGTTCTCAAACAACTCTCCATCCTGTACTACGCTATTTTTAGAACCCATACTAAACGTAAACGGTCTGTCATTAACCGTTACAGTGATCCAACAATACTTTGAAGGTAAAGGGCTTGTTTTACTTGTTTCCGACTTCATTGTAATGGTATAATCACCATTAATTATCTTGGTCTTAAAGTATTCTTGTACTTCAATTAGTTTTTCTTCCATAATATATTTTTGATTTGATTTGCCCAAAGGCGCTACTCGTTACCAGTATTTCAAAGAACTATAGGACAAATATAATAATAATATTTGAATAAAAAACTTTTTAAAAATTATTTTAATTTATTTCTATAAACTTCTATAATTTCTTTTAACTCTTCTTTGCTGTACTTCCTTGTTTCTTTGGCTTTTACGGATAGTTTTTCAAATTCTTCAAGACCTATTTTTTTTATTAGATTTTCACGATAATAAATGAGATTTCCACTTAAATACGTGTTGCAGTGTTCACACTGGAGGTGTACATTACGTTCGTCAAATCTTACTGACCAATGATTATTGGCATTATAGAAATGTCCTGCGTTCTTTTTCAATGGTGGCTTTTGACAACTTATACATAATTGGTCCTTGTCTCTTTGTCGAATGTAAGTATTAAAGTGTGTTTGTGCTATCTTCAACCAATCTGAAAGACTCATTAAGTCCTCTTTCATTTTAGCTTTTTTTATCTTCCAATCTTTAAGCTCTTTTTCTCTGTTTAGTTCATCTGCGTATAGTTGTGCGCAATGATAGTTGCAGACAACCTGTGTACTACGAAAAGGTGTGAACATTATTGAACACACCTTGCATTTTTTATCTTTAATTTTTTTCATAATCCACAAAAACCGCTATCACAACTATTAAAATCATTATCAAACAAATCACGTTGTAATTTATGATTTCTTATTTTTTCATAAGTTATACCATTTTTAAAAGTATTTTTTGTGTTTTGTTCTTGTTCTACAAACCAATTAAATTGATTAGGGGCTTTATTACTCATATGCTTTAACATAATTTCATTACGATGAAAGCAACCAACACAATTGTTTTGATAAGCAAATCTAACAGGTTTATCTAACCAAAATTTTTCAATAGTATCTTTAAATATTCTATCTTCAATTAGTGGAAATTTAACCATTCTATATGGTAAAGTTTTCCATTGATTACGATTATTTTTTTTACCTACTTTAAATTTAAATGGTTCTACTCCGTTAACTTGTCTTTCAAACATTCTATTAGCTCTTGTAACTTCATTTGCTCTAAAACCTATTCTCATTTCAACAGGTAATTCAGTATTATCAAAGCACCATTGTGCAATAGGTTCTACTTTCATTTTTGAAGTGCAATACCTTGTCATTATATTAGGTAAATAATTACCAGCTTCTTTAATTGTTTGCTCAAATGTTTTTTCAGATAGCCAAATTACTTCTTTACCTAACATTTGTTCTAAATCTAAAATAGTATATATTATTTCATTTTCTTCAAGTGTTCCAATAAATTCAACACCTATTTTATCAGATACTATTTGACGAATTTTAGCATCTGGAAATAAACATTTTTTATCATCTGTTCTAACCAATGCAAATATGTTATAGTCTGCGGGATAGTTTACCGCTAAATAACTACTTGTTTTTCCACCGCTTATACTATTTACTGTTATCATTTTTCTTTTGTTTTAATTGTTTCATTTATATCGATATTTTTTTCAAGTAGTAATTGGTCCATAAAGTTAATAGCTTCATCCAATTGCTCACCATCACATTTACCAAATGAATCTATTTTTAAATACATTTTTATTAAAAACTCTGCATCATCTCTGCTTGTATCATAAGCTTCAGCTATGTAAGGTATTAATATTCCTTTAATAAACTTAATTCTTTTTTTCATAGCTGTTTAATTAATATATCTAACTTATTCTTGAGTTCTGCGTTTTCACTTTCTAAATTTTGAATGTAGCTTTCAGTATCAAAATCAACTTGTTTTTCTTTATTGTTTTGAAGTTCTTGATACATTTTCATATTATTCAAAGATAAAGACGTTGTTAGTTGTCTTGAAGCTCTTAATTCTTTTTCTAAATAAATGAATCCTAACAGACTCTCGTTAAGGTCTTCAATAGATTGTTCCATTGATTGTATTAAATCGCTCCTATGTGCGTTATTTTGTTTTATATCGTGTAAAGAATAGTTTATCTTACCTATTGTTTTACTGATATTGTTTTTTGCTAATAGTATTT